GGGAAGTACATGAGTTCTTACATCCGGTTTTCATTGAAGGTGTTGGGTTTAGTCATTACTGGCCCGTTGGCGCTATGGGACGCCCTGCTGCTTCTCCTGCCGCTATCATTTCTAAGCTTCATATGTCATGTGTCGCAGGTCATCAACAAGGTAAGCAAATTGCTTATGGTAAACGCGCTGATGGTAAGCCTATATGCGCTATTGTCGCTGGCTCTTATTATCTCCACGATGAAGACTACATGGATCAGCTAAGCAATCGTCATTGGCGAGGCTTATTGGTGATGAATGAAGTAGAGGACGGACACTTTGACGAGATGTTCTTATCAATCGAATACTTGGAGAGAAAATATGGCAACCAAGCCAACAGTAAAGGAAATTGAGGAATATATGGCCTCTTTGAACATCCCTATGGAACAAGGTCTTAACGGTACAGCAGCTTACGACATCGTAAGTAAACCAAAGCATTATATGCTCTTTGAAGACAAAGGCATTGAAGTACGTGATGTTTTAGAAAAACTTTGTGATAAGCTTCAAAATACACTGCCCTATCCCGGAAACTCTTCGCTTTTTGAATCAGATTATGTACAACTTATGCAGTACTTAATGCGATTCATGGATAAAAATGGTGTAGAAGACCTCAAAAAGGCTCGTTGGTATCTTGACAAATTGATCGAGGCATACTAAAATACCTGCCCTCTAAAAATTAACAACACAACAGAGAAAGAAACAATGAACGATACATCTAAAGACATGTACGAAGTCGGTACTCCATGGTCTTCAGTGGGTTATTTGACCTATAAACGTACCTATGCACGTCGCTTGAACGAGAACGACATCAACAGCCCTACAGAAGAGTTCCCTGACACAGTAGAACGTGTTATTAAAGCCTGTGATGAGCAGCTCAAGTGTGGTTTCACAGAGGCTGAAGAACAACGTCTCCGTGGCTACCTCTTGGGTCTAAAAGGCTCAGTAGCAGGTCGTTTCTGGTGGCAGCTGGGCACAGACACAGTGGATAAGCTTGGCTTGTCTTCCCTTCAAAACTGTGCTTTCCGTACAGTAGATAAGCCTGTAGAGCCGTTCACTTGGGCTATGGATATGCTTATGCTTGGCTCAGGTGTAGGCTATAACATTCAACGAGAAAATGTTAATAAACTTCCTCCAGTTAATCTTGATTTTAAGTGCCCTACTCGCAGTAACGATAGCGGGGCTGATTTTATTGTTCCTGACAGTCGTGAAGGATGGGTTGCTCTCTTGGGTAAGACGCTCAAGGCTGCATTCTTGGCTCATAGCTCAGGTAAACAAACTTTCAGTTACTCGACACAACTGATTCGTTCTAAAGGCGCTCCTATCAAAGGCTTTGGCGGTACTGCTTCAGGGCCTGAAGACTTGGTATGGGGTATTGAGAACATCAGTAAAGTCTTGGAGAAACGTGCAGGTAAGCAGCTTCGTCCAGTAGATTGTTTGGACATTATGAACATTATCGGTGCTGTGGTCGTTGCAGGTAACGTTCGTCGAAGTGCTCAGATTGCTATTGGAGATGCGGACGATGTGGAATATCTACTTGCTAAGCGATGGGACTTGGGCAATATCCCGTCATGGAGAGCCATGTCCAACAATTCAGTCGTGTGTCACGATATTGGAGATCTGCACGACTTCTTCTGGGATGGTTATGAAGGCAAAGGCGAACCCTATGGCCTCATCAATCTCAAACTCTCACGAAAGATTGGACGATTGGGTGAAACTCAGTATCCAGATCCCAAAGTACAAGGCTATAACCCATGCGCTGAACAATCTCTTGCTGACGGTGAGACCTGCTGTCTTGCAGAAGTATTCCTTCCTAACATCTCGAGTAAAGAAGAGCTTTTGGATGTCTGTACTTTGTTGTATCGTATTAACAAGCACTCGTTGGCGCTCCAGTGCCACCAAAAGGTCACAGAGGCTATCGTTCATGAGAACATGCGAATGGGTATTGGTATCACGGGCGTGCTTCAAGCCACTGAAGAACAAAAGTCTTGGCTGAAGGAAACATACGGTAAGATTCGTGCTTTTGATGAGTCTTATAGCAAGAAACATGGCTTCAATAAGTCAATCAAGCTGACCACTGTTAAGCCCTCAGGTACTTTGTCTCTATTGCCCGGTGTAACTCCCGGCTGTCATCCTGCTTATGCTCGTTATATGATTCGACGTATCCGTATCAGCTCTAATCACGCTTTGGTACAAGTCTGTAAGGATCATGGCTATCATGTAGAGTATCAACAGAACTTTGATGGTTCAGAAGATCACAGCACTGTTGTAGTGTCATTCCCCTTCCGTCACCCAGATCACGCTGTATTGGCTAAGGACATGACTGCTATCTCTCAGCTGGAGACAGTTAAGTGGTTGCAGGAAGTCTGGAGTGATAACTCTGTGTCTTGTACCGTGTATTATCGTCCTGAAGAGCTTCCTGAAATTAAGAAGTACCTCAAGAAGAACTATAAAACAAACCACAAATCACTGTCTTTCCTGTTACACTCAGAGCACGGTTTCAAACAAGCTCCATTGGAGGAGATCACTGAGGAACAGTACAATGAGATGGTGGCTAATACACGTACTATTACGTCTATCGACGAAGCTAACATTGGCCTTGACGATGCTGAATGTGCGTCTGGTGCTTGCCCTATCCGCTAAGAAAGGAAGCCCCTTCGGGGGCTTTAAAAGATGAAAACAATCGTATACAGCAAACCTAACTGTCCCGGGTGTGACACATTGAAGGCTAAACTCAAAGCCGAAGGTGTAGATTACGTCGAGATTGAGTTAGGCAAGGATATGTCCATTGAAGCATTTAAGGAGAAGTTTCCTCTGGTACGTTCAGTCCCTTATATGGAATACACAAAGGATGCAACATGGTAGTTAGTTTTGAAAAGCTAGATATTAAGTGGGCTCCTATGTTTTACTACTTAGGAAAAGCTGTTTCAGACGAAGGCAAGGAGTTTTCTCAATGCCTTGTATCTACCGACCAATTCCCTCAGTTTGTTAAAGCTGCTGAAACTTACTTTAATAAGGAATAACATGATTATTGACTTATCTTGGACAGGAGGCTTTGTGGTTGGTATTCACCACACTGATGAAGCTATCGTAGAGGTAGGAGAAGATGAATATGAGATGTGTAACGCAATTCTTATCCATCTAGGATTATTCACAGTAGCCTTCATTTTTATCTAGATTAGAAACTAAGAAGCCCTCTTTCGAGGGCTTTCTTGTATCTGCTTAAGCTTTGTGATACTGTTCTTCTGTTAAGATGCCAGTTTTGTACTTATTCTCAGGTTTGAAAATAGTAAGCTCTTGTTGTCTCATCTCAGGTGCAAAACTGATGTGCATCCAACGACCAAACTCATGAATCATCTGATCGAATTTGATACCAGCTTTCTGTACTTCTTGGCATAGCTGCAAAGGAGTCAGTTTAGAGCTAGATACGTCGATAGCCCATCCATCCATGTGAGAAGAGATCTTAGAGCCTCCAACAGCCACGTTCACGGCTGGTAGACGCAACCAAGAGTTAATCTTCAAAGGTCCTGTAATAGCACGTAGTTGCTCAAGCTTCTGAGCAGCTACTTTCATGTTCTCCAACTGGAGAGATGAAGGTTGATTGTCGATGCCTTGACGCACAGCAGTTTCGCTGTAAGTAGCTTCTTCAAGAGTAAAGTGCTCACTCAGCTGCATCATCGCCTCCTTTAATATTTAAACCTGTAATAAGACCAATGAAACCACCAACAATAGTCTGGAAGGCGGGGCCAATAATTTCAAAGATTTTGTCATCAGGGACAGTAGGATCTAAAAGAGCCATGATAAACATAATCATCATTACCAATACGACTAAAACTAGCGAACCAGCTGCCGTTAAAGTTACCCATTCTTTCAATTTCATTTCTTAGCTACCTTATCAGCTAGTTTTTCCATTGTTCTGCCCCCGAAGTAGAAGGACATAACCAACATACCCCATTGACCTAACAGCTCCACATATGCCCCACGAGTCTCATATTCGAAGATGGAAGCAATAGCGAAACCACTGTAGGCAACCAACAAGAAAATAAGAACCATAGGGCGAATGTTCTTAGACAACCATGAGTCAGAGGCCATATCAGCCTTCATGCGCTCTGTCAGGTTATTCTGTTCAATCTCATACTCTTTACAGTCAATCTCCTTGAGCTTCAAAGCCAATTCAGGGTTGTCTTTTAACGCTTGAGTAACTGCACTAGGGGTAGCCTCAACACCTAGCTTAGAAGCAATAGCATTAATAGCCAGTCCTCCTAGAGGTCCTCCTACAGCAGTCGCTAGAGCAGGCGCTGCATTTTTAAGCATATTAAGTAATTCATTCATAGTGGTTTCTTACACGCCTCTACAGCGTCTTTCACAATAATGTATAAATATAGTTCAAAAGGTAATATGATAAAGAACAGTAACGTAAGCAGTATTAGAAAGCTTATGTACGCTGTCTCGCTAGAAGAATTGCTGCTATTAGTCCCCATGTTTCCAATACTATTAGAGCCATTATTACGACCCAAGCTATTCGTTGTCTTATTTTGGAAAGGAGATTGCTTTTTCGTTGCCATTCCTCTTTCCTCTTACGTATATTTAATAAATGTGTTACTTCTTGTTTTTCTTGTACGATACCAAACATCTCAATAACATCAGTGTATAAAGCTCCTAGTTCAGGAGGACTCTGATACACCATGACTTCTCTGATCTCTTTCTGAGCTTTCTCCATCTCCTTCTTAGCTACTACTAAATCTAAAGAGACATCAAGTAACTCATCAGGCTCTATTACTTCATGGTCAATACGTTCTTGCTGAGCTGCTATCTTCTTCTGGATAGCTATCATTGCTTTGAAGAACACCTTAAGATTCTTAATTAGCTCATTCTTAATTGATTGTTCATCGTAGTTATAAGTAACCTCTCGGGGTGCGCTTTCTAGTTTAAGAGGCGTGAGAGGTGTTGTTGTTTCTATGCGGTGTTTATCGGGCTTAATCTCCGCAGGTTTAGCAGCGAATAGACTCTGAATGAACCCCCATATACCTGTACTGACTTCAGTGACCTCAGTAGCTATCCCTTTTACTTCATCGAAGGTCTCTTTAGCCTTGAGGACAGTACCTTTATATTCTTTATATAGCTCACAACCCTGCTGGATAGCCTCAACAGCCTTGAGAGCACCAGCAAGGATTAAGAGAGGCATGCTTATTGAGGGTTATTTCCAAGTTCTTTTGTCAATCCTTGTACACCCACAGCTTGAATGAAAGCACTTTGAGTAGCAGGATCTAGACGCTTATTGATAGCTTCAGCAAGTTTACGTTGACCGCTGATCGGCCCAGATTGTAAGAATACTGCAAGAGCTTGAGGATCGCTCAGTAACTCAGCCATCTTAGAATTAAACTGAGTTTTAGTGCCTCGTGTGAGCATCTGTAATACTTCTTTAGCCAGAGTAATAGGACGACTCAACAAGTTAACACCTTGCAAAGGAGCTTCTTCTGTGAAGCCGGGAGCACGTACATTACTTCCTTGTGAAGCAGCCAGCTCTTGACGACGCAAATCAGCCAATACTTTATTTACTGAGCCCATCTCTTCAGTAGACAATAACTGGTCAACTTTTGTATAACGAGGTTGTCCTGTAGACTTTTTAATTAAAGCAGAAGAATCCTGAACAGCTTGTGCAAAAGAACCAGCACGTTCCACGTTCAGTAGAGGAACTCCGAGCTTCTCTTTTAAAGCTTGACCAACCGCCATACGATCTAGTTTTTGACTATGCTGTGTGTACTCTTCTAAATATTTAGACCAGAGCCCATTAGAAGACTTATTTAATTCAGCGTCAATCAACTTCTTTACATTCTCGCCTGTAGCGGCTGCTTGTTGAGGAATCCCTCCTTGGAATGCTTGTTGGCCTTGATTCAAATAGCGGTTAATGTTCTGATTCATAACCTTTCGCACGTTTTCGTACAGATCAGCGGAACTTAGCAAGCCGTTATTGTCTGCTTTATTTATAAGGTCTTCACGGACACCTTGAAGTACTTTTTTAGACTCATCCGACACAGCCCCTTTAATTGCTTTATCAAGTTTAGCAACAAGTCCGTTTACCTCAAGAGGGAAGATCCCTGTAGAAGCTAAACTTTCTTTTTGATATGCTTTTAATTGCGTTGCTTTTTGTTGAGCAGCCTCTGTTAATGTTTTAGAAACCGGCACAGCAGTAGGCAATGGGCCTTGACCCGTCATAATGGCTTTTTGCGCTTCTTGTTGACCTGCCTGTAATTCTTCCGCTGATTTAACAAGACTAGGTACATTACCCATTACTGATTTTTCAATATTATTATAAGCAAGACGAACAGTATCGTTAGCGTCTAAAGCAGGCTGCGCGTACTTACCAAACAACTCTTTACGAGCTTGCGCTTGAGCTTCTTGCTGCGCCGCTGTGCCTGAAATCTTAGATAGTTCAGCTTGACGAGCTGCTTCTTGAGCCGTGTACTGCTGCTGCATTGGGATTGATGTCTTAGCTACTTGTTTTTCAGCAGCGGAGACAAACATACCTTCAGGTGTTTCTGTCAAAGCTTGTGCAGCAGTGGGTTTGCTGCCGGGAACAATCTCCGTAGCAGACTGCAAAGCCTTAGTAACTTTACCAATGTTCTCAGGGCCGATAATCTCTACAAGGTAGTCTTTAACTGCTTGTGTACGCCCAGATTCAGTAAGTCCTTTAAGACGTTCTAAAGCAGCGCCTGAAAGCTTCACACCACTCTCAAGCAAAGGCCCAAGCAAAGCCCCTACACCAACCTGCATTGTTTTAGCTGTCAGGTAATCTTCTTCTTTACCTACAACAGGTTGAATAGCGCCTTGAAGAGCGCCTGTCCCTACAATACCTGCACCGCCTGTAAGCTTATTAACAGGGCTAAAAATAGCACCGCCTAGCAAAGGAACATCAATACCTTCACGGCCTGCTGCTTGACGCTGACTTTCGTAAGCTTGTTGTTCTTTATTAATAACTTTTTGTGTCGCTTCTTTAGAAGTAGATCCTGTAAGATACTTAGACAAAAGGTTAGTTGTAGTTGCAAAAGGCGTTTGACCGCTGGCAATTAACTGAGTAGTGCCTAACAAAGGATCAATAACAGCTCCTTTAAGAGCGCTATAGCCTTGTGACAACAGTGACGAAGCTGCTGAAGGTTCTTGTTGGTTAACTAAACGAGGATCGTTAGCCATAGTAGGACGACCTCGTTGTACTTCCGATGTTGGAGCGGTTGCAGACGTCTTACCTAAATGAGACTCAATCTTAGCAATAGCCTGCTCATTAGATAGCCCCTCAGGAAGGTCAAAGTGTTGTCCTTCGTATTGATATACAGGCATGTCTTTCCTTATTTCAGTTTGATCGGATTGTCTTTAGTGCCTAAGGCAGGGCCAGTAGAAATACCACGGCTCTTCAAATAAGCTTCATTGGCTTGTTTTTGTGAAGACAGTTCTGCTTTAATACGCTCGACAGAACGTTTTGCACCTTCAGCACTAGAGAAATCAAGTTTACCAGCAAACTCATCCCAAGCACGTTGTGCGTCCCCTTCAGTTTGAGTGCCTTTAGCGGCCAACAAATAAGCGTTGCGAGCTTTCTTCATGTAAGAATCAACATCAGACACAGCTTGTACGGAAGGAGCTGACGGATTTATGACAGACTTGATAGCTGTAGAAGCACGGCCTCCTAAGCTAAAGGCATCTTTGTTCTTGTCAATAACTTCAGAAAGTTTATCACCTTCACTAATCAACGTATCAAACATAGAGTTTTGACCGATACGTGTTGCTGCTTTATCGTCAGCGACTTGAGATTTATCTTGTTTAGCTTGAAGGGCGTCAATCTTAGCTTGAATAAGTTGAGCTTGTAAAGCATTTGTAGCTTGAGACATTTGAGCACGTAAATCAGCAATTTGCAAAGCAGTTTCATTACGACCTGCTGCAATAGCTTCCATGCTTGCACGTTGGGCTTGCTTCTCATCAATCTTAGCTTGGATAGCTACGGACTGTTGAGCCAGAGCATTCGCGCCTTGAAGATCACCCATGTCAGCAAGCTTTTGAGCTGCATCACGAAGAGAAGTAGCACTAGTTTGGTCTACACCTTTAAGAATAGACTGACGAGCACTTTGAAGTTGTAACTGAGGATCTTGACCGCCCAAAGCACCGCCAAGAGCGTTACCAGCTAAGTAACCGCCTTGATACATTTGAGCTGAAGCGCGTTGTAAAGGATCTAGTTGAGCTAGTTCAATACCACGTTGAAGAGCTGCATTACTTTGCGCTTGTTGGTATTGCTCAGGTGTGGTGAATAAACCAGCTACGATTGATTGATTATCTGCCATTATCGTTATTCCTTAGTTAACTGCTAAAAGCACCACTACTTTGAGGCATAGGGCCTACAAAAGCACTAGAACCCGGAGTATATTGACCGTAGTTAGGCTGTTGTTGCCATGTAGGATTATAATAGTTATTCAAGCCAGACGTAAAAGCAGGGTTAGTAGACAAACCACTGATGGTAGAACCAAGTGGAGAGTAAGCATTAGCGGCTTGCGCTGTTCTAGCTGCTGAGAGTCCTCCTGACAAAAGTGTTTGACCTACATTTGCACCTGCTGTAGCAGAACGTCCGCCTAACTGAGCGCCAATATCCAAAGGAGATTGACCAAGCTGCTCAACCAACTGAGAAGTACCCAATTGAGTCTGCAAGGGGCTATAAGCACCTGACAAAAGACCTTGACCAAACGTAACCTGTTGTTGACCTGCTTGTTGAGCCTGTGCAGCCAGTTGAAGATCTTGAAGCGCTTGAGCATTCGCAAGAGCTTGTTGTTGAGGATTAGCCATACCTAGTCCACCACCTTGAGCAGTAGACAAACCTCCAGTACCAGAGTTAAATAGGTTAGTGTTAAGATTAGCCTGCGCTTGCTGACGAGAAGGCTGCAAAAGAGCTTGCTGGCCTGCCATCCATTGCTCAGCAGCTTGTTGAGGCGACTGAGAAAGATACTGTCTTCCAAGATTTTGGATATTTGAAACATCTTGAAGGGACTGCTGTGTTCCACCTAACAAGCCTTGTTGAATAGCTTGTAACTGGGGAGAAAGTTGATAACCAGCGCCTGTCAGGTAGCCATTATTATCAAACTGAAAATTAGAAGTTCCAAAGTTAGATGTAATACCTACAGGGCGGAACTTTTGAGCTTCTGCGGCTGTGTTAGCTGCTTGAAGCTGAGCCTGTGCAGAAGTTTCTGCTGCGTTCTGTGCTGCATTACCTTGAAGATAGCCTCCTAAAAGAGCACCTCCACCTACAATAGCTGCTGCGGTTAATGGCATATTACTTA